GGATTAATTGGATTTAAATCGACATTTAGATTATTATTAATAGTTGTTATACCAGAAACCAAACCATTGTATGTAACTTGTTGTGTTAGATTACTTTGAACATAAGCTTTGGCAACGTTTCCCAAATCTGGAGGAAGAGCATATACTCTTAATAAAAAGTCATCTTGAGTAACCATTCTGTTTTGAGAAGAAAAGTTAAGCATAGCATTTTGTCTGATTTCTTCATCAGATTCTGCATCATCGCCACCAGTTGAAGCTTCATTATTGTTTACTCTCAAAGAGTTTTTAACGTTATTCAATAATGAAATTTCACTATCAGTCAAACTAGTTGTGTCATTTTGAAAAGATGTTGCTGATATTTTACGTATATCACCAGAATTTACATTTGAATTAATACCACCACCGATTATATAGGTGATTGTTAATGTTGTGTTAGAAGGAGACACACCATAAGAGTTGCTCTTTAGTACATTTGTACCATCTAAACTAATATTTAAATTCTTGAGATTAGATAATGCAACACCAACATTTGTTGGATTTGGTACCACAATCGTATTTTCAAAATTCTCAGTATTTGCACCAAATTGAATATATGTGAAATTATTCTCGTCGATTGTTGTCACGAATCTTTTTTCAGTTCTTAAGTATTTAAGAATCTTTGGAGTTTCGCCTCTATATTTTGACAATGTTTGATTTGTAAGTGGAACATTATCAACTTTTAGTGGAATTGTATCTTGAGCTAGATAGTCAACTTCATAATAGTTGTTATTATTGCTATCAACCACACTAACAACTTTCAACACATTCGTTTCATCCAACTTAATCGATAAAAATGGAGTAGCTGCATTAACACTTACTTGTTTAGTTACAGTAGTGCCAGAATAAGCTTTGGTTGATTTCTTAAGTAAGAAGAATTGTGGTGCTCCCATTGCATCTCTATTGAAAACGCTAATCTCTCTTGGTGAGAATAATGTGTCTTGTGTAAAATCTAAACTTTCTTCAACTATAAAATTGACCCCACTTATGCTTGATAGTTGAGTAAATGGTCTTAATATCAACGCATAACGTTCGTCTGGTATATATTCGTTATTGGTTGTTTGTATAGAAGGTATTAATTGAAATATATCAACGTCGGTTGATGATGCGGATGATACCTTTGGTTTGTAACCAAGAAATTTAGCCGAGTTAATTATATTTCTACGATCAACCGCAAATTGGATAAAACTTTCTAAAAATTGTTGATCTGTATAATATGATAATACATCACCAACATATGCGGCTTGTTCAATAAAAATCTGACCTGGAGAACTTTCACTGAAATCTCTATATGACAACGGATAATACTGCTTGGTGAAGTCAATAAGTTGTTGTTTTAAAGATGTGAAATCCCTATTCACATAGTTAACATCCTTTGTGTTTGTTCTAAACGTTTTGTTAATTATTTCTGACATCAGATTCTAGGGTTTGAAATTGCTACATCCGTCGTTGCAGTCGTATTATTATAAGTAAACACGACGCTTATAAATATCTTATTCTTATCATTATTAATTGTTCCGGTGAAATTTTGTTCATTAGATAATTGAACTTTTACATCATTTACAATCACACCATTAACAAACTTATCAACATCACGTTGAACTGCATCAACGATAATTTCCTTAGACACTTCCAAATCATTCATTTGAAACAACAATCCATATAAACTTGAACCAAATGAATTGTTGAATCGTCTTTCTCCGGGTTTAGTTAACAATAGGTTCTGAATATTTGAGGACAATTGTTCAGCAGTCAAAGAGTTGGTTTGGAAGTATCCATCCTGACCTAGAGTAATTGGTAGTTTTAAACCTAATGCTTTTTTAGCCATGTATTAAGCCTTGTTTCTCTTCGTATCTATAACCTTCATCAACTTTGAATAGTCTCTGGTTATAGCTTGATAAACACCTTTTACTTCGGCAGGAGCATTTTCAGGAGCTTTAACCGGAGCCACAGCTTCATTGATAATTGATGAATCTCCACCTATATTTGAAAATCCTCCGGATAAACCAACATATTGACCTTCTCTTGGAATTCCACCTTTGGTTTCATTTAGTATTTGGTTCAACATTTCGTTGTTTGTATATTTAACAAACTTCTTTGGTGGTGTAGGTACAACTTCTTCTTGAATAGATTCTTCAAGCATTTCTTCCATCTTGATAGGAGCATCTTCTCTTATTTTGGTTTTTTTAGAGTCGTCTGCGAGAATTATCTCTGCTAAACACGATCTTAGTTCTTTTTTAAGAATAGATTTAACTTCTTGTTGTACTATTTTTTTGATTATTTCTTTCAATACATCACTTTTCATACGCTTATATATATAATTATACTAGACCAGACAGATTTTGATTAATATTTGATATTTGTTCGGTGCCTACATTTGGCAACGACATAGCTTCTTTTTGAAAATCGGACGAGGATGGAACGTTTATATCCCCAGTATAGTCCTTTGGTTTTTTTATCTTAACCGTTTTAATTCTTGGCTGACTTGGTGGTTTAGGTATTTTTGGTTTTGGAATACCACTTCTAATCGATGATAACTTTGCAGCTGCAGCACCTAAAGCCCCTCCAGCAACTGCTCCTATTATTGCACCTTTACCACCACCAGCTAAAGCTCCTATACCAGCACCAAGTCCAGTTCCGGCTAAAGCACCTCCAGTTATACCTCCTAGTGACAATCCTGTACCTACGGCGGCTCCTCCTAAACCACCAATCAACGCACCTTTACCACCACCAGCTAAAGCTCCTATACCAGCACCAGCAGCCCCACCCAATAAACCAGCTCCTAAAGCCTTTTTAGCAGCATCGACTTTAGCTATAGCTTGTGTAGATGTTATTTGTCCAGTTCTTGGATCAATAACTTTATCGTTTCCAGCAATTGATGTTGGATTGAATTTGTCTGGATTCCAGTCTTTACCCAATCCATCGGCTTTAGACTTTAGACTACCAACTACACCTCCTAATGTTGCACCAGACAATCCACCAATCAATGCACCTTTACCACCACCAACTAAAGCTCCTATACCAGCACCAGCAGCCCCACCCAATAAACCACCGGTTAATCCATTTAAAGCACTGCTGGCTGATTTAGCTTGACTAGTTACACCACTAACGGCTCCTTGAGCCTGGTTAGTTACACCACTAGCCGCACCTTGAACTTGACTAGTTACACTACTAGCTGCACCTTGAGCCTGACTGGTTACGTCACTAGCCGCACCTTGAACTTGACTAGTTACACTACTAGCTGCACTTTTAACTTGAGATGTAGCACTACTCGCTGCGTCCTGGGCTTTTGAGGCTGCTTGTTGTGCTACATTTGGATCTAACGACTTTACTTCTTGGGACGGAAGTTTTATATTGGGATTATCTACTACAGGAGCTTTATTGGCAATTCCTGATATCGTTTGTGTAGGTGGTCCTACTAAAGCAGGATCTGGATCGGTAAATGGATCTTGTCGTTCCACTTTAATTCCTTTACCAGAACCACCAACTTGATCAGCTAAAGTTTGTAATAAAGATTCTCTTAGTTGTTTAAAAGCATAATTGAAGGCTTCACCTGGAGTTTTACCCACAGAAATTAAACTTTTATTGTCCGCAGCTATAATTACTCGTAAAGTTTTGCCGTTTGACAGTATTCTTGGGACTTTAACATCTCCACTCAAAACTAAAAATACTCTAAAAAGACCCGTAAGTTCATCTCGTTTCGATGTTGAAAATTTTCCACTTAAATTAAAACCCAATTCATTAGGAAAATTTGTGTCCGTAGACAATTTTTTTATAGAAAAATTTGGGGTTGGAGCACCATCCTCCACTATTGCATTTGGCTTTACAAGATCAACTTTTGAATAAAATGAGTTTATAGCTCTTCTATATTCATTAGCATTAAAAACGCTACCATTCCAAGCTACATTTTCCTCATAGGCTATATAATAATCGCTCATAATTAATCTTGAAATTCAAATTCGATTTGTACCGGACCTTCACGACGATTTCTACCTTTGAAATCACCAACTACACCTTCACCGGTTACGGTATTAATCTTAACTGGATCACGACATTCAGCGCCGCTACCCGGTGGCTTAACACCATTACTTCCCGGAGCATAACCTCCGCCTGTCAAAAATACTCGTCTACTCAAAGTTTTGTGTAAGTTATCTCTTAATAATTGTAGTTTGATTTGTTGTACTGGTATATTTGTTTGATCCGGCACAGCATTAAGTGTATTTTGTTGATTGATAGCGCCGGCATCTTCATGACCATGTGGATGTGGATGTACATGATGGTACCAATGAACGTGATCCAACATCCAATTACACAAATCATATAACCAATCAACCGTAGTCTGACCTAACATCGCTGGCTCGTTGGTTTCTCCATATTGTCCGAGAAATATTTGTGGCGAGTTTAAACATGTCAATCGATTTGTTGTTATTACAACTTGATCATTGGCATCGACTGAATACTCATTATCAGTAACAACCGCATAACGTTGTTTACTAAAATGTAGAGTTTCTGCAAATCTACTACTCAACACCAATCGATCTGTGTTTATAACAATTTGGTCACCAGTCAGAACAGGCATTACAAATTTTGTGGAATTATCGGGATTGAATTTGGTTTGTTCCTCGGTTGGTTCGTTATCCGCAGATACACCAAATATACTTTTATATATTGTAGTTTTCCATTTGGATTGAGTTGCACCACTAGATATTTCAATAGTGCTACCATCGTGATTTATATCTTCATCAATTTGTCCACCATAATTTTTTTCTTGACCATTGATTTTTGATATCTTTGGTAACTTTGGATGTACAAATTGATCTACATCTCTAGAAATATTTCGCTGTCTATTTCTAATAGTAATTTTTGGGTTGCCATATCCACCAGCGGATGATTTTTTAAATAAATACTTATCTAGAACATAAGACGAATCTTTAATATTCTTATCGATCAATCTATTATCATCATAAGCACTAAATCTTATAGATTGACCAAATCTACTTTCTATTGATGTGTCACCCTCGTATTTTTTAACAGATCTAATATAAGGATTAACAATAAAATAATTTCCAAAAAATCCAGTTTGATTCAAACTAGTAAACACTGGATGTGAAATATAACTTTCTTTGTTTGTAGGTTTTAAATATGGAATTGCACTATTTGATGTATCACTCGCGGACTTTTCAGTTACAAAATCTCCATTTGTACCAACAAAATTAAACTTACTAAGTGGTTTGGTATAAAAGTAACTATCACCGATTTTTAATACCATTACTTGTTCATTTATCAAAGGATATTGTGTTATTGTATTATCCAATGGAATGGCCCATGGTAATTTTTCAACAGCTGTTTGTTTTTCTAAACTTAGTATTCTTATTTTTGCTCTACCAATATAGCTATAATCAACATCCGATGGAGATGGAACATTCGTGTTGTAGTTTACTGGCACTTGTTGATATTTTATTGTTGGTGATGAATATGTATTAGGATCATTTTGATTCTTACCCATATATGGATGATTTTCATCCAGTATAATATCAACTACAACAGCTAATTGAAAGTTTGGATTTGCTGAAAGAATATTTGATGGATCCATGGATTTAGCCTGTTGGCTAAGGTTCCTAACAATATTCATTACATTGGTAGAGCTACTCATTTTATTCAGTGGTTTTACTTATCTTTATCACTTCATCCATCAATTGTTTACGTTCTTCTTCAGAAATTAATGTTTGTAATCCGTCAGGTGTATTTTCAGTCTTTGCAACCATTCTTTGTACAACCGCTGCTATTTTAATAAGTTGTTCATCATTCTTAACTCCAACATCAAAGTAGTCTTTAATAAGAGGTACAATAATAACAGCATCATTAACAGTCTTTATCAACCCTCTGAGTTCAGAAACCACTATATCAATTTGATCTTTCTTATTTTCAGAATTCTTTACAATATCTTTGCAAAGGCCTGAAAAGGATTTTCCCTTGTATATCTCAAAATTTAGATCCATATCATATATATAGAAAAAAACCACCTAATTTCTTAGGTGGTTAGTTAATTTAATTGTTTTTAAATAAATCCTCGGTTTAGATAGTTCTGCATTATGAAGCTCTGATAGCTTTTCATTTTATTAATAACCTTAGTAACTTGTTGTGTTTTACATCCACTAATTTCTCTAATATAGAGATATAATGTTTTTTTGTTAAATGTCTCTAATCTATCACAACCTCTAAATAACTCTATAACAGCATATGCAATATTTAAATCTTTTTCTTTATTGAAAATCTTACTAATATTCTTTTCCCAATAATTCATGAGCAATTTCATTAATTCTTGTGTTTGTACATTTTTATGATGTGCATCTTCAGTTTGCAAACATACAGATGATTCACCGGGAGTTTCTGAAATATCTACATGTTGATTGAATCGTTTATAATTTGTGTTGTTGTGGAATATCAAATAATTCTTGGCAACGATGCTAAAATAGCTAAATGCTTTACCTTTACCAGCTTGAAATTTATGCATATTTATAACTAAATGTGATACGGTTTCTCTTTGAATTTCAAGTGGACTATTATCAAAATACGTAAATTTAAACGTGTTAAATATATTCTCAACTAATTTTTCAAAACTATACCTAATTTTATTCTCGTATATGTTGTTTCGTATATTAACATCTTCTTCTTTATTATATAGTACAATAGCTTCTTCAGTAGCCTTACTAAAATAAATCTTTTCTTTCTTGTTTCTACCACGTCTTCTTTTCTTTGGTTCATTTTCATCAACCAATGTGATCTCATCCGATTCATTAGGATCTGTTACGGCTTTTGGAACAATGTTACTTCTGGGAACAACAATATCTGATATTTTTTTTAACTTTGGTGTTTTTTCTTTTTTAGTATCAAATACTTTCTTTTTCTCAACATCTTTCTTCAGTACAACTGAAATAGAAATCTTTGGCTTCTTAGAAACCTTAGTGACTTTAGATTTACTCGTTGTTTTAACAAGCTTATTCTTAGTTTTTATTGGTTTTTTCATTAATGTTGGTTGGATTATCGGAATCATCATCATTTATCCTTTCGTTGGTTATCTTTATAATATTAACGATGTCAGAAAACATAAATCCAACATCGTCGTCTTTTTCAAAGATACCACGATTATCAATATCCTTCAACTTTTTGTATACATTATTTACCAACCCTTTAAAGTCAACTAACCATAATTCAAGTACGTCTATCGTATAAAATGCACGACGCAACGAGACGAACAAAAAAATGTTGGTAACTAACGAAATTAGTAAAACAAATATTAAAAAGTATATCATTCGATTATTCCACTATATCATCGGGCACATCAATAAATTCTGTTATGTAATCTAATGATTCTTTAACGGAGTTCCAATCGGTATTTTCATAACTATACTTAATTAGTCTGTATAGCTCTCGCAATTCTTCTTCGTTCATATATATTGAATTCTATCCTCAAGTATAAAATATATATTACGATTTTAGAAATTTAATTTTTTTATTTAAAAACTACTAAACATTCCTCTAACACCCGGCACTTTTTGTTTTACAATTTTCTCAACAGGCTTTTCAACCTCCACAATTTTCTCAACCTCCACAATTTTCTCAACCTCTACAATTTTCTCAACAGGCTTTTCAACCTCCACAATTTTCTCAACAATTCTTTCTATAATCTGTGGTTCAGATTTTTCGGTTGCAATAGTTGATTCTATGGGTTTTTCTTCAACCTTTTTATCATTCTTATAGATTTCATAATCAGTTTTATCTTCTTCATGTATGTTATCAGAAGAAATATTATATGCCAACAATAATATAATTGCTAGTGGATCAAAGACTACAATCAATACAACTATGAACCATTTAGCAACTTTTTGAATAGTTGTGTTAAATTCATCAGCGACAAATTTAAATGTAGTTAAATCTTTTTTCTGACTATTTTCAATTTTCAATTTAAATATATTATCATCCAACTTGGAAATCTTATCACCAGAAACCTTTAACTTTTCATTTTCAACTTCCATTTGTTTATTTATATCACCAATCTGATCATTGATTTGATTTTGTATATTTTGAAACTGAATTGGGTTTCTGGCAATAACTACATTAGTTAAGGTTTCTGTTAATCTGGACTCCTGTGAACTTCTTAACTTAAATAGATTACTTATAGATGTCTTTGTAGATTCTATCTTCTTACTTTCTTCGGTTTTTTGTATTTCAAATGCAAAAATCTTAGATATAGACACTTCATTTTCTAATGATGATTTTTGAAATGCGGATGTCAAAAATCCAAAAATACCCAATGATGTTATACCCATCAATGCAAATATAGCAAAAATCATGTATATACGCATTAATATATTAGCTTTATTCCAATATCTAAATAACCAAGATGTTGTCACCAATTTGCCTAGTTCCAAAGAAGAGGCCATTATCATAGCAGCAATAGTTGCACCTGAAAACAACATACCAATTCCGTATACACTAAAGTACGCAGCACATCCGGCAATCAATAAAGAGCTAAGTATCACCAAGTGTTTAAATTTTATCATATATATAAATATTTGAATATTAAAAAACCCCGCTATTTTTAATGTAGCGGGGTTTAATATAACCACAATTGACTATTAATCAATCTTTATTTTTTTGGTTTCTGGAATTGTAGGTTTGATCTTTGACAATGTAACCCTTAACAACCCATTTTCAAATTTTGCGGATGGATTTTTGCGATCAATTTGATCACCTAATGTAAAACTTCGTTTGAAATTGCTATGTTTCAATTCTCTACGAATATACTTTCCTGTAAATTCCCTATCATCAATCTTTTTAATCTTTTGACCACTAATAGTAAGAACATTTTCTTGTACATCAACAGAAACATCTTCTTTAGATAGACCTGGAA